GGCATCACCAGCAGTGAGCAGGGCCAGGTCGGTGCTGTCAGTGAGGGTGAGAGTGGTTGCGCCATCGACAAGGATTGCCCCGTCGTATCCAACACCTGAAAACGACCCAGCCCCTCTGTTGTCTTCAATACTGGAGAATCTTATGGTCGAAACTGTCCCAGTGAATGAAATACTAGGAGCCACGCTTGCCGGCACCACTTGATACGCTCCCCCGTTGATACTTACCTGCTGAAAATGTTCTGGATCCCAGAACAAAAAGTCCAACGTAGATGTAACATTTAAGGCAGGAGTAAAGGTTACTTCAACCCAGTCTGTGCCTATTGGCGATACACCCACCGCGGAGTTAGCGCAGAAAGTTGCAGCGTTCCCGTCGAAGCCGTTTGTCGCTGGGTTACCTGATTTGAAGGATCCCGTTGAGGTCGCAACCCCATTGCTGTAAATGGGTCCAGCCCCCACATTGGTAATCGCACTGGTTAATGGTGTCACCTTGAGTGTCCCCTCAACCCATGCTTTTAACCCCTTTGTTGAAGCTGGGACGCCGTCTTCCGTCATCGTGACGGTCGTGGCAAACGTCGCGCTAGTAAAACGCTCAGCCTCTGGGCTATCAGCCAGCACCACCGTGTCAATGACAGGTGCAACCGCCACCGCTTGGGTGACGACCCAGCGGAAGTAAGTGGTCCCGATCTGCAGGTCGCCTGTATAAACCGTGGTTGCCGTGCTATCAGGCGTGTCCAGATAGTTCAGCTTTAGGTCCACCTGACCACTCGCCGGCACCAAGGACAGGGGTTGATCGAAACGATTACCAGCGCCAACGCTGTTATCAGTCCACCCCACCAGATCGTTAGGATTCAGACCTGTCAGAGTCAGCGTCTGAGCCGACTGCACCGTCCCCCCAGCTGGTGTAACGGTCTCAGGTGTGATGATGTAAGGATCAGCCTGCGACCCAGTGCCACCTGCAATAGCAGGGTTGAACGTCCAATCTCCAGGTGCTGGGTCGATGTACTGCGCGCCAAAGCCCTTCCTCACGTCGGCATAGGTTGCCTGATAATCGACGCCAGCTCGGTTGACTAGCAGCAGATCGGTGTCCAGAACGTCGGCCATGACATCAGATTGAGGAACGGAGTAGTCGACGCCAGCCCGATTGACCAGCAGTACGTCAGTTGGTTGAAGGTCTGCCATTAGGGAAGGGCGGGCAGGGCGGAAATGTCTTTGGCTAAGTAGTTATCAGCCAAGGTTTTGGGCGTGATCGTCTTCACGGTATTGGTTCCAGTCTTCACCTCTGCATCTGTTGCCAGCTGGATGATGCCCTTGACTGTCTCGCTAGCTGAAACAAGCGTCTGGTTGACCCAGTTCGTGCCGCTGTAAGTCAGGACTTGGCCAGCACCAGGCGTTGTGATCGTGACGTCTGCCAGGCTGTCGAGGCTTCCGCCACCACCACCACCGCTCAGCGTGTCAATGCGCTGCCAGCCCTGAGCAACGCCCAAACATAAGCACCAGTCGCCTGGGTCGTAGGTGACGCCTGGGGTAACACCTGTTCCGTTGCCTGCGGTTTCAGAAACAAAGTAAGAACCTGTCAGCTGCTCACTGGCTACCGGGATGACGTCCCCAACGTTGAAGCCACCCTCTGAACCAAAACTGGTTACGACCGTGATGTGACCATTGGTAGCATCAAACAGGCCGCAGAAGCGCAGGTTCTGCTCCGACAGTGCGCCAACACCGATCGGGACCCAGACGTTGCCGTCCCACATCCTGATCTGCTGCGCCAGAGGGTTCAGCCACAGCTGACCGTGGAAGTGATCCGTCCCTGTAGGCGCGGTGTCTTGGATGTAAGAAGTCGCGTAATCAGCCAGCTTCAGGCTTGTGATGCTGCTGTCAGCAATGCGGCTAGCATCTAGAACCCCGCTACTGATCTTGGACGCTGGCAGGTCTGGGATGTCAGCTGCTTCTAAAGGGATCGCATTGGTGATGTGGCCTTGTTCGTTGAACTCAACCTTTGCGGCTGTTCCAGCGATAATGCTGTTGGCATGAACAAGGTTCCCGCCGTCAAGACCAAACTGCGTGCCAAGTGCAATAGCACCACGACCGCTGACAGTCGCTAGAGGCAAATCAGTCGACGTGATCGAGCGGCCATCTGTCACCAGACCATTGGCGTCGTAAGTCACAAGGCCATAAACATCACGCGCGATTACAGCGTTCGCAATCTCTACTCGGTCACCGTCTAGCCTCAGCCCAAACCCATTGACAGTGACGGCACCTTTAGCCGTTGCCGTAGCAGCCGGGATGTCACTACTAGTGATTGAACGGTAATCAACCGTGCCAGCGCCTCCTGCTGGCCCCGCTAAAAACTGCGCCGCTGCTGTCGTCGCCTTTGGCGCAACGCTGAGAGTGACCGAACCAGGGCTGTCAACACCGCTGATCGACAGCGGCCCAATAGTGTTGTCGTAGCCAATGGTGGACAGCGATCCACCGGCCTTAAAGGCTACCCAGGCGGCACCGTTCCAGATCTGAGCGGTGTTATCAGTGGTGTCAACTGCCAGCTGTCCGATGTAGGCACCTGTTGCGGGCAGTCCGACCTGAAGCACAGCCGTGCTTTGGTCAGCCAGCTTTGGAGCCGTGACTGACTGGTCTGCCAGCTCGACGGTCCCGATTTGCCCAGGGCCAACTACCGATGCCAGCTTGTCGCCAGGGATGCTCCCCGCATCAATCAACTGAATACCTGACTGAACCAGGTCTTTGACGGTGACCTTCTTGGTCTCGCTAGCACTGAGATCAGCTAGTGGGATTGGATCAGTTGCTGCTAAAAGAGCGCCCGCCAACGCTGGCAGCTCCGAGATCTTGAGGTCGGCCACCGTGATCTGGGTTCACTTAGGTCAAGTCTAGTCGTACTCCAATTCCAGCTTTGCGCCGCTTTCAAGCAGCACAGAGTCGCTGTTCTCTTGCAGTAAGTAGCTCGGCAGTCTGCCCAACTTCAGACGGACTGGGCCAGTTGTCACGAACTCAACCGTGCTTGTGACAATCTCGTCAGCAGAGAAGTTAGTCGCAACATTGGTGACGAGGCATCTTGCATCCCACCAAAGGGTGTCATCAGTACTTGACTGATTAGTCCTGTTGATCGCGGTTCGCCCTTCGCCTTTCAAGAAAAAGCGCCCAAGGAACCCACAGCCCTGCTGCGTCCGTAACACCAGCTGCGCCAAATAATGCGGCATCTCGACACTGTCTGGATCCCTGCCTTCGCACACGCTTGCGGTGTAATCCCAAAAGCAGCTCAGACTGCCTTGGCCACTAATTAACCCGTTTGCATATCCTGCCCGAAACTCATCGCCAAGACTTGTTATGTCAACAGAGTCTCGGCTGGTAGTCATCTGATAACTTGAAACCTGAGCGATGCACCGATATTCGTTGTTGCGAGTTCGTACAACGATCGGAATATCTCGCGTTGGCAAAACCAAAGGCAGCGCCTGGTCACGTTCTCCGTTAATAGAATCTGCGAAGTTGTTATACAACCTGATCCCACCAGCCTGGTCAATGTGGCAAAACCACCTTCCATCAGGGAAAACATGACCGTCTACTAGTTCAAGCGTGCTCCCGTCAGTGGTCGCAATATCAATCTCGTCGCCAGTGATCAGCGCGCCTGAGTCAAAGTCAAAGCTGAATCGACGCTGGGCAACATTTACATCGCCAGGATCCAGAATTGACGACAGGCTAGTGTTCAAGCCTTCACGTTCCAGCTCAATGTATCCGCTATCGCCAAGATAAACTGCCATCAGATGTTCACCAGCAACGGTGCGCCATTGAACTCAAAAGCTACCTCGACAGACAGAACCTCCCCGACCGCCATCGACATTGCCGCCGATGTAATGAGTGCTTCGCCTTGTATATACTTTCCGTCTGTCGTCTGGTCGTGAATCTTCAGGCGCAGTTGCACACGCTCCGCTTCCGCAGCTTTCCCTAAGTCTGAACCTGAAGTCGCAGCCTTGACGATCTTCTGCAGCATTCTGCTGGCATCGTTGCCAGAGGCGTCGGCGTAATACCAGAGCTGACAAGACCCACTATGGCTGCGGATCCCTTCTGTTACTGTCCGATCGGTATCCGCCAGGCTGGTTGTGTCCAACGTGGACTGACTTACCGCGTAACTCCACCCGCGAACACGCGCCGCCTCCTCACCATCAATTAAAAGTCGGCCATCGGTACCCGAATAAAAAGCCATCAGAAAACACCGACTAGCGTTAAGGACACGTTAGACCGCCCCGGCCTGACGTTGCTCACTTGCGGAGCAGTTTCGTAGCGCCAAGCGTTGCCACTCCCAGCGCCGCTGATTACTGACTCAGTCCCAGCCCAGCCTGCGACTGTCTTGCTCCCCACGGCTAGCTGGAACGTCCCATAGGTGCCCTTTACCGATTCGTAATGACTGACAAACAGCTCCGCATTGGTATCGCTGATGTTGTTGTAGCTCAGTGACAGCTTCATCTTTGTGCGGCGGTCGCCGTACAAAAACCGAATCTCTGCGCCGTTTTGTGCTGCAAACTGCTTGACGGGCCAGTCTCCTGGGTCAAGCTGTCGGCTAGTTGGAGTCAGGTTAGGGAAGCTCATCAATCCAGAATCGAAAAGAGTGACTCTGTCAAAACGTCTTTTATCAAGATACTAGCCCCGCTGCTATCGGTCGGATGATGACTCGCAGTGATCTCTACCAATCCGTCCTCATCTAAACCAACCTCTTCGATCTGATACAGGCCGTCCCCGACGCTGAGGTTTTCAATAGCGAAAAGCGAGCCATACATAGATGAGTCAGCAACCTTCCCGTCGCTAACGACAAGTGTTGCAGACTCCACAAGGTCGCTACCTGTCCTGTAAAGATTGACCGAGTAGGTCCCATCTTGAATTGGCGTCAAGGACTGCACCGTGCCATCGCTCAGCACAATCCCGTTGTTATAGACGCTATAAGGGATTGACTGTGTCACCACCTTGATTAGCGAGCCGGGTGCAACGTTGGCCTCGTCTGTCGTGGTCTTGAACTTGACGCCATGGGTGACTCGACGGCGAATTGACATCAGGTATCGAGCCGTCATGAATGCATGATGCTTTGTAGTGCAGAAGCTCGACATGTCGAGGTTCTCTTCTGTGACGGGCTGATTGCTAGCTTCGTCAGCCCAAGACACAAGGAAAGACTCATTGCTTGGCAAGCGGTTGCGGTTGCTGCTATTGCGCCATGTCACGGCCATACGGATCTGCAGCCGTTCCTGCCGCTCAAGTGCCTCAACCGCGAAAGTACCGTCAATAATGTTCCCTGAGGTGTAGATCGCCACAGGCGATAACGGACCAGTGATCAGGCTGCCATTGGCGTCTGCTGGCAGGGCAGGCTCAACACTAAAGCGCCCGTTCTTTACTACAAAATTGCAAAGGTTTTGCGGAGCAATGTCCGACAAGTAACTTCTCAGGTTGACTCGCTCGGCCAGCACCCCATTGAAAAAGATTCTGTTCTGCTGCAGGAAGTAAGAGGTTCTAGCGAAGCCAGCCTCGTCAATCATCTTGGGGTCAATAACATTGCCCAGTCCTGCGTTTTTGTCGGTCAACAAGTAATAAACAAGCTCATTAAACTTGTTGGATGGACCGTAGCTATCCCCTGACGCAAAGCGTCGGGCGCTAACACCATTTGGCACCCATGCAGAAATCTCGCTGATCTGAGCAAAGTTATTGCCAGACCGCAGCGCAACCCCCATCATCGTCAAATCCTTGTATTGGGGAACTGTCGGCGTTTCTGCAAGCGACTCGTTGACGTAGGCGATCCTGTGCTCAGGAGAGCTTGAGTTGCTCTTCTGGATTTCGTCGTAATGGCTGACGTCCGCAACCTGAGTCTTGCTCTCATAAAACTGCCCAGCCGATGCCCCGACAGCTGGCAGTATTTCCGTGTCTAGCGAGCTGACGCGCAGGCGAACTCCGCCAAGACTGCTTGGGACGTGCTCGAACTGATCACCAACAGACCAATTTGTAGAAGAAGTCTCGACACGGAACTGGTAGGTCGGGCTCCAGATCCATGCACCCTGTGTTGTCTCTGTCCTCAGTGCATCGACACGCAATACAACGCCGCCATCAGCTACAGGCAGATGCTCGAACGTAAGATTCACGAACCAGTCAGGGCTTGAACTCTGCACCCCGAACTGGTAGGTCGGATTCCAGATGTATCCATTATCAGCCAGTGGGTTGGTTGGCTCAAAAATGCTTGTATTGAAAACCAAGAGGGCAATCGTCCGCCCATCGATGTTTAGGTTGACTACCTTCTCGACTGTTCTCCCTGCATTGCCGCCAGAACCTGCCCCACCAAGAATTGCTGTGTAGTAGTTCTGGACGCGCCCTGTGCCGCCTGGCGGCAACTGCTCAATCACGCTCACGGCACTGACTTGATTGATGGTGCTCCCCGTCTGGAAGATGCTTGTGTTGTAGACGACCAGCGATATGCTTTTGTCCCCAAACGTGAGGGGAACTATCTCCTCTTTCGTTAGGCCACGGTTTTCATCACTTCCAGCCCCACCAAGTACCGCCGTGTAATAGTTTTGCAGCCTTCCTGTAATACCTGCAGGCAGCTGCTCGACAACCTCGACTGTTGCGACCGTTGTGGTGGTGATCTCTGGACGGGCTAGCGTCACCCCGCGCGCCAGTTCTGGAGAGATAAACAGCTCGTCCACAGGATTGCGAAGTGTGCCCTGTGCGCTGATATGGAACGTCCCATATGGTGTGGAAACATCTGTCGCTAGTGGAGTCCCTGATCCCGACAGCTCCCACCACCTATCGTTGCCGCTAGAGAATGCAACTGAGCTAGCACCAGAGCGGGGAACGATCCGATACTCCATTTGCATAGGCGTACCAGAGCGAATCCGAATGAAGTTGAATACCGGCGCAGGAGTGTTATTGGTGACCGCAAATACAACACCGAGCGAAACCCACTCATAGAAAACATTCTCAAAGTCGGCGCTAGCTGGCCTGATCTGCAGCGACCACACTGAGGTGCGGTTGATGTAACGAGTCTGGAAACCGTTGTTGACCTGGATATCGCGTTCATAGAACGAAACCAGCTCTGGAGGGCTAGGCATCGACGGGAAATTGCATAGCCCGTTCAGTTGTTGATAGACGACGCTCCGAATCCCGATCTCGGTGACATCGACCTTCCGTTGGTTCCTAACCGTCGCCAGTGATGCGCGCAGCAAAGGGAACGCGCTGATTCCTGAATACCAAGGGCGGTACGTCGTGCCCTCAAAGGCGATCGGCTCTTCTAACGCGCCAGTGCCTGCAATTCGTATCTGTGGCGATCCGCCCGTCCCGTCAATACAGGTCAGCTCATAGTCACGATCTCCATCGCCTCTGTTCCATGCACCTGTCCTCCGGTTAGTGACTTGGAACATCATCCGTCCGATGATGAATGACTCACCTAGCTGAAGAGCGTCGTCAGCGGCTTCGATTAACGCCGCCGCTCGCTGATTCATGTCTTCCAGTCGGACGTCGCCCAGGTCCTGAAAGCTGCGATCAACGACCCGAAAAGTAACCTTGTCACCTACCTGAATGTTGACATTTGTTGGCAGGCTGTAAGAGTTGCCGTTGTGAGCGACAAGGCCCATTCGACAGCTATAGAGTCGACCTTCTCCAGGCATACCTGCGCGCGGCCCTGAGACATCGGTCCCGATGATCTTTGCCCGTTCACGCACTGCCCGGTCAATGCTTTGAGGGTTCATATTGACGGCAACCTGCACCAAGGTCAGATTGACCTTGATCTGCGTGCCGTTATATATCGGGTCATAGACGCCAAACTCGACTGAATTGCTTGGAGTAAATGACGAACAGAAGCCTAGGTCTCGCGAACCAAGACGAGTTGGGCATGTAAATACTTCATCGCCGGCTTCAGGGTCACCTGCAGCTGGGTTGCCTCTCGTTCCAGCGATTAAATCACTGCCCTGGATACGGTTGGAGCCTTGGCTGCCACTCCAGTACACGGCAAAACTATTCTTGAAAACATTGCCCAGCGCATTGTTTCCGACATAGACACCTTGCACATCTGGCGGGGTGAGCCCATATTCTCCGACCACATAGAGGCCCTTGTATGCCTGGTAAGTCCCGTAACTAAAAAGGCGAGCCCAGACCAGGGACGGCGTTATCAGTAGACCGCCGCTTGCTTCGGGGTAGTAGTCGACGCTAGCCAACTGCCAGCGCCCAAATGGAATGGCGACTGGCGTGTTGTACTTCGTCAGCGGGGCAGTGCCGCCAAAACCTTCTGTATCGTTGAAGCGTGTGCGACCTGATGCACTATCTAGGTTGATGGTCTGACTATTGTTTTCCCCTCTGTTATTGCTGCGCTGTTGAGGGAGGCTTGCAGGTTTTGGTTTGGGTACTAGCAAATTCCCGACAACAGTCAACGCTGCACCAACAATCAGCGAAACGGCAACCGTGACTGGGTCACAACGCACATCTGGGATGTGGTCGTATTCAGCTGGCCTGACGTACCCACGCCGCCGAACCTCTTCGTTAAAAGCCCGATATTCTTCTTCTGTGCAGCCAATCAGGCTGATTAGGTCTCTCTCGTATGGGAGCAGTGGCGGAAGGTGCGACTGACTTCCACTGCCGCGATAGGGCACCAGACCACCCGTTGAGCTTGCTGGCTGATGCATAGGATCCCGCTCTGCCACGCAACTCCAAAGACAAGTGCTTCGCTGCCTAATAAGCAGACATCGCCATCATAGGTCGGACTCTCAACCTGCTTCCCCCACCGCAACAGGTGGCGATAGATGTCTACCCATGGGTATTCGTACCAGCTCTGTCTAAAGGCAGGCGTTGGGATCCCTAAATCATGCAGCACTTCATAAACCAAGTGGATGCAGTCGATCGTGGCATCGCTGCCATTACCGCCTAAGCGGTAAGGCATCCCAATGAAACGCTCAGAGCCCAAACCCGCTCGTTGTCGGAAGGCGACCTACCAGTGAGCGATGCATCAACCTCACCGGGGCATTGCCATCAACTGCGTTCAACACTGTATTCAGCTTCAGGTTTAGTGAGGTATCGTCCCAGGTCGCGGCAGATATTTGCCCCCAGTATTCGTACAGCTGCCTGCGTGATCCGGTGTCGTCTGGGTCCAGCAAATAAGTCACTACATGCGCGGTCCAGCCCTCTTCAACCGCCTGGCTAGCCCAGCCTCGACTTAGTTCGTTGTTGGGGAACACCAAGACTGCGTCTAGGTTGTCGCCCTGGCGACTAGTTGTCACGCCGCTAAAGCCGAACGGGACGTAGCTGCGCCCATCGACAGCTTGACCAATGTAGAAGTTTTGAAATTGATAGCTTGTGCCGCTGGTGCGTGATGACAGCTGCAGAAAGTGACCTAGTGCTAATTCCATCAGATGCCCAGCTTGCGACGGGTAGAGCTACTCATCTGTAGCCTACGCATCGCGCGAGCTTCGCCCTGCTTACCGGCTTGGCTAATGATGGACGGCAGCTGATCCTGGCGGATGTAGTTGGTGTCGTTGAACTGCATCACCCCGCCGCTGATATTGATCTGCGGGGCAGGCTCAGCCAAGGGAGCGCCCCCGCGTTCTCCTGTGCCGTCAGCTCCGTTGATAACGGAGTCGCCACGGGCACCAGCGTTCCAGCGGGCCATGGCGCTACCCATCTTGTTCTCAGGAATGACGTACTCGTTGCTCCCGCCCTCGCCGACGACTGCGTTGGTCGGGCCGGTGACAAAGCCGCCTTCTGCAAATTTGTACGGACCAGAGCCGCTGAAGATGCCCTCACCTGCAAGGGTGCCGTCAATGCCCAAACCTTGGCTGAAAGTGCCGCCACCGCCACCGCCGCCTAGGGCTTTGAGGATTCCCTGGAGCGCAATCATCACCAGTTGCTTGGCGATGATCTCGGCCGCCATGTTCACAAAGGCACGTCCGATCTGAGTGAACATCTCAGAAAGGACCTCTTGGACGGTCTTGCTGCCGGTGACCAAAGCATCGACCGCACCAGTTATGGAACCGCTGATCGAGGTCTCGATCGACTGGCCGAGGCTGACAATCATCGCCTCGGTGTCGTTAAGCCACTCCTGGGTTTGAGTGATGTAGCTCTGTATTGGAGCTTGCGCGGCCTGTAAACCCTTCTCTAAGTCGAGGATTTGTTGAACTTGGTCATCATCGAAACCTTTGCCCTCAAGCTGAAGTCGCTTTTGTTGGAGCTTTAAGCGGTTCTTCTCTTCGCGGGTTACAGCCTTAGCGAGATCAAGCTCGATTGTTAGAGCTTCAACTGTCGTCTGGAATGACTCCTCTAATTTTTTACGCTCCAGGGCTCGTTTTGTATCTGTGTCTAGTAGCTGCTTTTCTGCCTTGTTTTCTTCAATTTTGATTTGCCGTAGGGTTTCCGCTTCGCTAAGTCCGCGTGCGCGAATCTCAGCAATCTTCAGTTCGCTAGCCTCTAAAATTCTGGTGTATTCGAGTTCAGCAAGTTTTGCTTTGTCTCCGTCAACTTTGGCTGCTGCTATCTGCTTGTCAATAGCTAAAAGTGCAGTTGATGTATTTAGCTGAGCTTGCAATGTGGCGATCCGCTTTTGCTCGGCTGCAGCAGCCTTAGCGGCAGAAGCAGCGGAAGATGCTGCAGATTTTGCACTGCTGGCCTGAGCATTCTGGATCTTCAGCTCCAGTCCAACAATAGCCGCTTTGTACTGCGCCTGAAGCGCCTGGAGTTTGGTGGTAACCACCATAA